ATGGCGGGCAGCACGATCACGCTGGTCCAACCCGACGGGCAGCCGTACCGTTACGATCAAACCAGCGGCAGCGCCAAACTGCTGAGGATCGATTACGACCTGGGCTTCACACCACAGGAGCCGGAATTTGCCCGGCTCTCGATCCTGACCGAAGAGTCGGGAACCATCGCCCGATGGACATTCGGACTGAGCACGGAGATCGCCGGGGGTGTGGTGACGGCGTTCCCCAAGCGGTTGGGGTCGCTTTGGGTCTTTGTCGAGGTCACCGGGGCAGGTAACCGGAACGAGCAAGGTATCGCGCAACTGTTGATTCGCGGGCTGTTGTTCGAATCGGTCGATTGCCCGGTGGATTTGGGCGAGGAGCGTCCGGTCCGACCTGTGCTCAGCAGCACGAACTGGAACGTGAACGTCACCGCCCTGCGCCGGAACATCGGGGTGGAGATGCTGCTGACCGACCCGCTTATCATTCAGGCTGAAGTAATTTCTATCGACGACGACTAATGAACACAGACACTCAATCATCTCTTATTAGCGGCGGTTCAATGCTGAACGTCTGCCTTCTCGACGGAGCCGAAGAAACGGTCACCGTCCGTCTGCTCAAGATTCGGGAGTTTCCCGATTACCTGCGCCTGGTCGATCAGGAGGAACGCCTCGCGGAGTTCCTCTGCGATAAACCGGAAGGCTGGGCTGACACGCTGACGGTGGACTCGCTGCTCAATATCTGTGAGACCGGGCACACGCTAAATTTCAGGAATGCCTGCCGTTGGGGACAGCGGCGGGCTCAGGTCAACGAGGCGCTGCTTCCCATCGCCGCCAGCGGCAAGGCGGTGGCTCAACAGTTCCCGCAGGTTCAGGGGTAGGCGCAACGCGCCGTAGGGGCGTAGCCCCTCAATCGAATCAAACGCCGAGCGTTTGCAGTCTTGCCGGTCTTTGTGCCGAGTGCGCCTGCATCCTCGGAAAAGGCGTAGTGGAGGTAGCCACTACGCTGTCTCTGCCGGAGTTGCTGTTATTAATCCGCAAGGATCAAGAGCGGCGGATGGAGTCTCTGCGCTGGGATACGCAGTCCCGTGCCTTGGCCGCGTCCGCCATCTGGAGCAAACCCGCCGCGCAGGCCCTTGAGCGCTTCGAGCGTTCCCTGCGTATTGACAAATCAACTACTGAAACCAAACCCGCCGACCTGCACCGTCTCTACGGTGGCGCAGGCGTGCCCATTCAACCCTTGCCCTGATAATTCATGGATTCCCGCGTCAGCGTCCTGATCGATATCCGCTCCAAGCTCGCCGGGCTGGAGCAGGCCACGGCAGGCTTTGGACGACTGATCAAGGGGGTGGCGGGATTCGCCGCCGCCTACCTCTCGGCCCGCACGGTTATCAATGGTGCCCGCGACATCATCAAGCTGGGCGCGGACATGGATCACCTCCACAGCCAAACGGGGGTGGCGGTCAAGGATTTGATCATCCTGCGCCAGGCCTTCGAAGACAACGGCATCAGCGCCGACAACTCCCGGCTCGCCATCAACAAAATGCAAAAGTCCCTCGTGGAGGCGTCCGAGGGCTTGCAGGAACCGGTCAAAGCCTTCGAAGCGCTCGGGTTGTCCTACGAGGAGCTTTTGAAGAAAAGCCCCACCGAGCAGTTCAGCGAGATCGGCAACGCCATCCGGGCCATCGAAGACCCGGCAGAACGCTCGGCTGCTGCCATGCGGATATTCGGACGGGCCGGGGCCGAACTTCAAAGCCTGTTCGTCTCCGGCGACATCGACGATGTGGCCCGTTCGCTCGGGGCCATGCCGGAGGTGATGGAACGCAACGCCCGGCAATTCGAGCGCATCGACACGTTGATAGGTCGCATCCCCAACAAGTCGCGGCAACTCTTCGCCGGGATCGGGGACATGCTCGCGGACGAGCTGCTCGGTCCGTTGGAAGCGCTCAACTCGATTGATCTGACGGCGGCGGGCCAACGGATCGGGGCTTTCCTCGATCTGGCGATTGAATCGTTCCGCGACGGCACCTTTGCCCAGTTCATCGGTCTGTCCATCGAGGCGGGCTTCGAGATGGGTACGGACGCGGCCAAGCGCATGATCGACGATGCGCTCTCGTGGCTGGGGGAGGACGGCGAAGGCTGGAAGGTGGTGCTTAACGGCGTCATGACCTTCGGGGTCAAGGCGGCGGAATTTCTTCTCGATGCCCTCAGTACGCCGGTCGCGTGGCTCTCGGCGGGATTTCGCAAGATCGGCTCCGAAGCGCGGGTCATTTTTCAGGAAGCGGTCAACCTGATGGGCCGCGCATTTTCCGCTGTACTCAATACCATTACCGCTGGCTTCGAGAATCTGCTCAACGGCGTGATCGAGCGGGTCAACGCCATCACCGCCGCTCTGCCGTTCACCGATGGCACACAGATTGGGACCGTCAGCTTTGGCCGTGTCGATTGGGGCAACAGCGTTGTCGAACCGGCGCGGGAGTTCAACGAACTGCTGGACGAACAGCGTGAGGGGATCAAGGTGATGATTGCCCTCATCAAGGAACAGTTGAACGCCAGCCTCAAAGCCAGCCGGGACATCATCGGAGTGCAAGGGGACGAACTGGAAAACAACATCCAGGCGCTCGACCGCCTGTTGGCCATGATGGATGAACAAGTGGCCAAGCGTGAGCAACGTGACGTTGCATCCAATGAGGGGCTGAGCCCCTACGCGACTGCGTCGCTACCCCAAGCGGGTACGTCTCTCACCGGTCAGTTCGAGGAGCTGGAGTCCACGGCGACCGACACCTTTAACAGTATCGACAACGCCCTGCAATCGGGCCTGTCCGGCAGTATGCAGGGTTTGATCGAGCGCACGGAAAGCTGGCAGGGAGCCCTCACCAATGTCACCGGTACAATTCGCGGGGCGCTCATCCAGTCGTTCACCCAGATGGCCACAAGCTGGATTGCCGAGCGCCTGCGTATGTTCGTCATGGGCGAATCCTTGAAGCAGGCCGACACGACGAGCACAGTGGCCCAAGAGGCGGTCAAGCAGACTGCGATGGGGCCCACCGCCATGCTCGCTTCTATCGGCTCATGGGGGTCCGCCGCCATCATCGGAGCTGCTGTGCTGACCGCCGTGATGGCTTCGGTCGGCGGATTCGCTGAAGGTGGCTACACGGGCTTGGGCGGTAAATATGAACCGGCGGGCATCGTCCACCGGGGTGAATTTGTGGTGCCCGCCGACGTGGTTTCCCGTCAGGGACCGGATTACTTTGACAACCTCGTAGGGCAGTTGCGGGTCAACCGGCCCACACTCCCGAGCCTTCCCGGCTTTGCCGAGGGCGGGCTGGCCGACACCGTGTTCGCAACGTCCACGCAATCGCAGACCGGTGGGCAAGTGAACATCGCCGTGACCGGCACCCGTAACGATCTGCGCCGCTTCCTCGAAACTGCCGAGGGCGAAACCACCGTCCTCGACATCATGACCCGCAACAAACTCCGACTCGGCATCCCTGGCTAACACTATGCTCCTCGACAACCACACGCTCATTCCCTTTGCACCGGACTGGTCGTTCGCGGTCAAGCATAGGCAGGCCCACCGCTCGTCGGTGGCCGAGGGTGTGACCGGGCTGGAGGAACGGACCGCGTGGTTCACGCAGCCGCGCCGAAGCGGCAACTACACCATCACCACCGATACCGCTGCCCGGACTTTCGCGGTAGAGGCTGTTATTCGGGCTGCGCAGGAGTCGGCCCAAGGCGACGTGATCGTGCCCCTCGATCTTGGCCGTATCGAATCCGTGGATACAGAACTGCTCGGTGGCAGTGGCCGTGCCTTTGAAATTAGCTTCAAGGGCGCGACGCCGCTGGAAGCGATCAGTGCGGAATTTGTCTTTACCGAAACCGACACCGAAAGCAACTGGCTCTCGATCCTCGCCAACCTTTACTTCCTGTTCTTCATCGACACCTCGGGAAGCATGAATGCGGACGTGCCCAACGTCACCGCTGCCGCCAATGATCTGAAGGTGCTCCTGCGCGACATGATTTACGGGGGCGATCAGGAAAAGGCCGATCACTTTGTTCGCGTCCAGAACTGGTCGAGTGAGCGCTGGCTGGACCGACTGGCTTACCATGTCTCTGGCGAGGAAGCCGCCCGCTACGTTTCGCTCGCCTTCATCAACGAGGCCAGCAGCGGCTATCACCGGGTGCCTCGCGCCCCGGAGGATGAACCGACCAATTCGTTCACCACCGACTACACCAACTTTCAGACGGAGTTCGTCCGACGTGAGTTCTCGCGTTGCAAGGTGTATTCGGTCGATCCCACCGAAAGCAGTTGGGAAGACGACAATGAAGCCTTCAACGCGCACCTGGCCGCCGCTGTCACGGGTGCAGGTAACTACGCTGCCCTCGGCCCGGCACTGTCCACGCAGTATGTCCTCTACGAAGTGGGTATCCCCTCGGGCCGTACCGCCCAGACCTATTTGAACGACATCTTTACCTTGCTCGGCTTACGATGACCTACCTTGATATACCGGTGTTTCCGATGGTGGCTGACTTGGGTGAGTCGGTGCGCCGGACGCTCAACTACGAGCCGGAAGTCACCGACATCGGCTTTGGAGCCCAGCCTGCTATGCCGGTGCAGGCCAATACACAGGAGCGTCTGCAAATCGCCACCGTCGCGCCGGGCGCTGACGCCCTTGATGCGGTGGAGGCGTTCTTCGCCGCCCGCAGCGGACGCTTCAAGGCTTTCTGGCTGGCGACCGGCGCAGAGGATGTGACCGTGCTGACCGTGTCGGCGTCGGCCACCGTGTTCATCGAAGCATCCATCTTCTCCGACTGGTCGCACCTGAAAGGGAAGCACCTCGCATTCCGTTCGTTGGATGGGCAGTGCGTGTTTCGGGAAGTTCTGTTGGTGGAGGAAACCGCCTTCGCCACGCGCTCAAGGGTTACGCTCGATGAAGCCTTGCCCGCCAATGCCGACTGCTGGCAGGTCTCGCGCCTGCTTCTCGTGCGCCTTTCCAGCGACGAGATTGATTACGACTTCGAGGCCGACAACCATGCCCGCATCCGCTTCACCGGCATCGAACTGCCCGAGGAGTATGCCGCCCCGAACGCGCTGGCCACGCGCCGCCCGGTCTATCTCTACCGGATCACCCGCCGCTATGGCGTGCGCGACATCTACTCCCTCCACCTGACGAGCCACGATACCCCGGTCAACAGTGGCGTCATCTGGCAGCCGGTTCCCATCGACCACAGCGGCCTGTCCGTCTCGACCGAGGGCGACACCGACAAACTCAATCTCGAACTGTTCGCCTGGGAGGGGAACCCCTTCGAGGACTGGCTCCCCATTCACATCGGCCAGCCCACGGGCATCGTCTTGAGCCTCGCCCACGTTGATGAAGCCACCGGTCTCGTGCTGGAAGCCCCGACCATCCTGTTCCGGGGTATCATTGAGTCCGTCACTCGCCAAGGCTATACCCTCAAGGCCAAAGCGGTCAGCCCGCTCTCCTACGGCGAGAAGCGGGTGCCGCGCTTCTTCCTCCAAACCCGCTGCAACTACCAACTCTTCGATGGCTCCACCTGCCGCGTGCCCTCGGCCACCTACCGGCTGACTGGTTCCATCGAGGCCATTGACACGGACGCGGGGAGCATCGACTTCGAGTCCGCCGCCCTCGCGGACAAGGCCGCCGACTGGCTAGCGGGCGGCTATATCGAAATCGGCACCGCCCCGCAGGTCGAGGTCCGCACCACCCGCTATGCCGAAATCCTCTCCTCGACTCGCCACCGGCTCTATCTCAACGCCTCCCTGCGCACCTCGCAAGTAACCGATGCCTGCTCGGCCTGGCCCGGCTGCGACCGCACCCCCGATTGCTGCAAGCAGCGCTTTGACAACTTCGTCAATTACGGTGGCCACCCGTTCATCCCTTACGAGAACCCGACCCTTAAAGCCATGCCGCTGGCCAGCACAGCCTCCTCCGGCGGCAAGAAATAAGGCATAGGAAGCTGAGCCAGCTTCACCGCATTCATGGGGGCGATGCCCCCATCGGTGCTGCGCACCTGCCCCCCCCTTTATCACTATGAAACCCTTCTTTAAAAATCCCGAGAGAGTACGTCAGCTGGAATCCGAAGCACGGCGCTGGATCGGCACGCCCTTTGTGCCGTTTCAGGGCGTGTGTCAGGGCGGTTGCGATTGCGTCCATTTGGTGTATCAACTGGCGACGGCTTGCGGCTTCCCGCACGAATTGAAGCCGCCCCGCTACACGCTCGATGCCACCGCGCACCGGGAGGATTCGCAACTCCGGGAATACCTGGAGAGCATCCCCACCTGCATCCGGCTGGATGGTGGCACGCGCCTCATGTCCGGCGACCTTGTGACGTTTATGATGGGCCGCGCTCCGCATCACCTTGGGATGCTGGTGACACCGCCTGTATTCATTCACTCGATACGCGGGCTGGGAACCACCTTCGGCCAGTTGAACGATCCGACCTATGCCCGGCGTCAGGATGCCGTTTACCGCCTGATGCAATCATGAGCTTTCTCTTTCGCAGCACGCAGGCTGTCCCCGCGCCGGTCCAGAGCCTGACCAACGTGCAGGCCGAGCGCGTCGCCACCAACGAAGAGGCCCGTCCCTTGCCGTGGGCGGCAGGTACGGTGCGACTGAGCCTGACGTGGATCACGCCCGCGATCAACCCGCAGGCCATCCCCATCACGACCACCTACCAAAGCGGCAAGAACAGCACATCCACCGCCACCGTGGGCTACACCTATCAGGCGGGGCTGGCCGGAGCGATTTGCAGCGGGCCGGTGGACACGCTCCACGCCATTTACATCGACACGGTAAAAGTCTGGGAAGGCCCCCTTACCGCCGTGGCAGGACAGTTTGCCTTCATCACGCTGCCCAATTACGGACAAGCCCGGTTCTATTGGGGCAGCGACAGCCAGTTGGCCGACAGTCTCTTGGAACCGCTGGGTCACCCGGCTTACCGGGGGCAGTGCTATGTCGTTTTTGATCCGCTCATCTTCGGACGCGACCGAACCAGTGCCCCGCAGGTGGAGTTCGTGGTGTCGCGCCGCACGGTCATCCCCGGTTACGCCAATCCGGACCTCGATGGCGACGTATGCCCGATTCACGCCGCTATCGAACTGGCCACCCATCCGCGTTACGGCCTCGGCATCTACCTGTCCGACTTTGACGGCAGCGGCGAGGAAACGTCCTCAAAACTCGTCGAAGCCGACATGGGCATCTCGCCGCTCATCAACAACGCCCAATCCCTCCCGCAGTCCCTTGCGGAAATGCTCGGTTACTTCGACGGCTTCCTCTACCAGAAAAACGGCAAGTACCGCTTCGGCTCGGCCTCGCTGCCGGTGGACTTTTCGGAAGCCCCCATCATCGACACCGCCGACCAGACCGACTTCCCTGAAATCGACAGCGACGCCTTCAGCCAGGTGAGCAGTGAGACACGCCTCGTCTACACCGACCGGGACCGCGAGTTCAAGGAATCGGTTGCCATCCACCACGATGCCGCCGCTCACGCCCTCAACGGGACTCAGGAGCCGGTCACGTTCCAGCGGCGGTGGATCACGCGCCAGTCGGTGGCTAACGCCCAGGTGGCCAAGGCGGGGCGCCGGGCCGCGCTGCCCGAGGTCGGCGGCAAGGTCATGGTCCATTACTCCAAGGGTATCGGCCTGAACCCCGGCGACCCGATCCGACTGCGGCCCTTCCCGCAGGCGGACTACCTACTCAACTGCCGGGTGACGGGTATTGCCCACCGCCGAAGTGACGATGCCGAGTTGGAGCTTCAGTTCGTGCTGGATGTGGCCAATCAGGTATCCGGCGTCACGCCCGCCCCCTACACGCCGCCCGAACAGCCGAGCTACGATGCCGACCCCATGCCCTTTGAGGCGGTATTCGTCCTGCCCGCTGAGTTATCAGGTGTGGCAGAGCCCAAGGTAGCCCTCGCGCACTTGGGCACTCGGGCTCACAGCCTCATCACCGGCTACAACGTCTTCCGTTCCACCGATGACCTGAACTACGCCTTTCTCTCTCAGGCGCGGTTCTTCGCCGTCACCGGCACGCTGACGACCGAGTTGCTCGAAGATGGGGTGGATGCCGTGATTGACGCCCACGCCGTTGATCGGGCCACACTCGCCACGCAGACCCCTGAGCAGGCTGACGCCGATACCGTGCTCCTGTTTCTGGGCGATGAAATCCTGTCGGTCGAAGGCTACTTGGTCAATGCGGACGGCACTGTGACCTTGACCAACCTGCGGCGCGGACGTTTCGGCACGCTGGCTGTGGACCACGAAGAGGGGGAGCGGGCGTTTCTTATCCGCCGCGAGCACCTGCATGTGCTGCGCAAGGACGCCTTTGTTCAGGGCAGCACCCATTACTTCAAGTCCACCTCCTACACCATCGCCAAGGAACAGGACATCGCCACCGCCCCGATCATGCAATTGGACATCGCTGTACCGGAGCCGGAAGACCCCGAGGGAGAAGTTGACAATCCTGCGGAAGAGTAACCCTCAACCCAAGGATCATTATGGACCCGGTCATTACGGAAATGGCGGCGAGCGCCGTCGCAGGCGGACTCTTTCAGGGAGTCTCCGAAATCTTCAAGCTCGGTCAGGGCTTCATCACCACGCTGCGCGACGTGGCGATCTCCAATAACGAACAGGCCCGCAAAAACGCGGAGTTGAACAACGCGAACGCCAATGCCGCCGCCAAGCGGACTCAGCCCTGGCTCACCGCCACGCTGGCCATCATCGTGATCGTGGCGGCGTTCCTCCTGCCGTTTATCGCCGGTTGGATGGACATGCCCACGCAAATCGTCAGCGACGAGGAACCGTTCTCCATGCTCTGGGGGCTGATCACCTTCGGCGGCGGCAAGATCGTCACGCAAGCCCAGGGCTTCGTCCAGGGACCGGAGTTCTGGAGCACCGTCCGCATGGTCGCAGGCTTCGTCTTCGGCGTCAAAGCCGTCTCCACCGGAGCGCGGTTGTTTTAATTGATCGCGTCTCTCTTCATCCACAGGCCGGAATGCCCCCAGCGTTCCGGCCTGTTTTGTATCCGGGCGTAGGCTTTTCGGAACTGCGACCCGCAGGTTGACAAACCGCGATAGGCATGACTCTCGCGTCTTCGTCTACAGACACTAACACGGATTCCCTCACGAAACAGGATCGTTTGGAAGCGGTCGCCCGCCTGTTGGCAGGCGGATTTTTACGTCAACAGCCGGGGCCGTTGGCCCGGCTTCGCAGCACCGTTGAAGCCTCTGAAAATATATCAAATCCTGCGCCTATAAGCCTTGATAAAGGGGGCGCTCAGAGCGTCCATGCGAGCGTCAACTCAGACTAAACCCAAGCATGGACACCTTAGAACTCACCCAGCAAATACGCGCCCTGCGCCAGATGAGCGTCGGGGAACTCCGCGCCCGGTACGCCGAGGTTTTCGGAGAAGAAAACCGCTCCCGCAACAAGGACTACCTTGTGCGCCGCATCGCCTGGCGCATCCAGACCAACGCCTCCGGCGGCATCAGCGAACGCGCCCGGCTGCGGGCGCAGGAACTGGCCAACGAGGCCGACCTGCGCGTCTGCCAGACGCCCCGGCAGGTACCCACTCAGCAAACTGTAACTGAGGCGCTCAACGCCCCCTACAGCCCGCCCCGCGATCCGCGCCTGCCGCCCCCCGGCACCGTGCTCACGCGGGAGTTCAAGGGGCAGGTGATTTCTGTATTGGTCGAGCATGACAGCTTCCGCTGGAACGGCCAGCCGTTCAAATCCCTCTCCGCTATCGCCCGCGAAGTCACCGGCAAATCCTGGAACGGTTTTATCTTCTTTAAATGCGCCCAACAATCATGAACAACAACACGCCTTCACAAAAAATTGTCCGCTGCGCCATCTACACCCGCAAGTCCGTCACCGAGGGGCTGGAGCAGGAGTTCAACACGCTCGATGCCCAGCGCGAGGCGGCGGAAGCTTTCATCGCCAGCCAGCGCCACGAGGGCTGGGTGGCGCTCCCCGAGCATTACGACGACGGCGGCTTCACCGGTGGCAACACCGAGCGCCCCGCGCTCAAAGCTCTCATGGCCGATGTCGAAGCCGGGCAGGTCGATTGCATCGTGGTCTACAAGGTGGACCGCCTCTCGCGCAGTTTATTGGACTTTGCCATGATCATGGGGGCGCTCGACAAGCACAACTGCGCCTTCGTCTCGGTCACGCAGCAGTTCAATACGTCGCATTCGATGGGGCGGCTCACGCTGAATATCCTCCTCTCTTTCGCCCAGTTCGAGCGCGAGATCATTGCCGAACGCACCCGCGATAAAATTCACTCGGCCCGGCGCAAGGGCAAGTGGACCGGGGGCCCGCCCATCCTCGGGTACGACGTCGCCCCCAACGGCGGACGCCTGCTGGTGAACCCGGAGGAGGCCGTGCAGGTGCGGGCGATTTTCGAGCACTACGTGGAGAGTGAGTCACTGACCGCCACCCTGCGCTGGGCCAACGCCGAGGGCTTTTGCACCAAGAGCTACACCACCCGCAAGGGTATCCGCAAAACGGGAAGGCCCTTCAGCAAATCCAGCCTGCATGCCCTCCTAACCAACGTCCAGTATATCGGCAAGATGACCCTGAAGACAGAGGTCTTCGACGGCGAGCACGAGGCCATCATCAGCCCCGGCCTCTGGAAGCAGGCGCAGGCCCGCATGGAAGGCCGCAGCGTCCTCGAACGCCGCCCCGAGCGCAACAAGACCCACGCCCTCCTGCGCGGGCTCCTCTACGCCGAACCCGACGGCGTGCCCATGTATCATAGTTTCACGACAAAGCAGAACCGCCACTACCGCTACTATGTTCACCGCGACCTGATCAAGCGGGCCGACGTCTCCGACAGCGCCACCCGCTCGGTGCCCGCCGGGGATATCGAAGCCTTCGTCCTCGAAAAGATCAAGGTGATCGGCCAAAGCGAACAGCTCGCCGCCGAAACCATCCGGCAGGCCCGCCTGCGCAGGGCCGACCAGTTGAACGAATGGGAGGCCGACGCCCGCGAACTGCGTCGCGCCGCCGCCCGCACCGGCCAGGACATCCACCGGCTCGCCGGAGCCACCGGCGAGGAGGCCGTGGCCAAGCTCGCCACCCTCCACGACCGTCTCGGGCGCGAGCAGGGGCAGCTGGCCGAGATCAACGCGCAGATCGCGGAGGCCAGCGCCGAAGCCCTTGACGAACGGGCGCTGGTTCGGGCCCTGAGCGACTTTGACGGCATCTGGGACGCCCTGCGCGGGGAGGAGCGGGTCAAGCTGATTCACCTCTTGATCCAGCGCGTCGGCTACAACGCCCAATCCGGCGAGGTCCGGATCGACTTTCATCCCAGCGGGCTCAACGACTTTATCCTCCGACAGGCCTCATGAACACCGATACCGTTTCCCACACCTTTACCTTTCGGCCCCCCCGTGGTCGCAACGGCAGGCCCAAGCCGCCTCCGCTCCCCGCAGACCTGCCCGAGGGCAACATCCCCCGCATCGCCCGCCTCATGGCGCTGGCGCATCACTTCGAGGGGCTGCGCCAGCAAGGCACGGTGACCGACTACGCCGATCTCGCCCGCCTCGGCGGCGTCACCCGCGCCCGCATCACCCAGATCATGAGCCTCCTCAACCTCGCTCCGGAGATTCAGGAAAACATCCTCTTCCTCCCGCGCACCACGCAGGGACGCGACCCCATTTCCACCCGCAGCATCCTGCCTATCGCGCAGGAGATGGATTGGAAAAAGCAGCGAAACCAGTGGAAGCGACTCCAAGGATGAAGGGTCAGGCAATCCGGGAATGCCCCCACGCAAGGAGGGATTTTCCGACATTGTGCTTGCATAGCGTTTATGCTATTAGCCCCACTGTTTCCTCTTGCCCGCTTCGCGGATTGATACTGATTCGATCCACGGGCCTTGTTTACCATCACCATCGATAATGAAAAAACGAAAAAACTACGGACGCGCCCCCGGTAACACGCAAATCTCCCTCAGTATACCGAAGGCGTTACTCGATAAGCTCGACGCACTGGCCGATGCGGATTCACGCACCCGCTCCAACTTCATGGCCACCGCCTTGATGAGCCTGATCGAGGCTGCCGAAAACCGGGACTGCGGACCGCAGGAAATGCCGGAACGCAAAGTGAAAGCCCTCGCGCCCAAACAGGAGAGTCCGAAGAAGACCCGCACCAGGCACAGTCCCGAGCAGATTAAGCACATTCTCAGCCAGATTCAAAAAGGCCTCAGCCTTGAAGAGGCTTGCCAGAAATACGGCACCTCCGTCTCCACCTTATTCCGCTGGAAAAGGCTCTACGCCTGAGGCGCGAGCCGGTATTTCCACTTGCATCGCCTCACCGCACCAGACAGGGTTGGAGGCAAACTTTCAGCCATCAGCAAGTCAGTGGACATATACGTTGGAAATCTGCCCTACGCCTGTTCCGAGGATGATCTCGCCCAGGCTTTCGCTCAATTCGGAGAGGTCTCCCGCGCAAAGATCGTCATGGACCGTGAGTCGGGACGCTCAAAAGGCTTCGGCTTTGTCACCATGCGCAACGACGAAGACGTCCAGGCAGCCGTAGAGGCCATGAACGGTGCCCCCATCGGTGAGCGCCCCGTGACGGTCCGGCTCGCCTATCCGCGTGATGAACGCTCCCCGCGCTCCGCTTCCGGCAGACATGCGCAATAGCCCATCAACCCCTTGAAGACCCGCTATGGAAAAAATGTTCGTGGTAACAGGCATCATCCCCGCCCGGGAGATTTCCCTCTGCATCCCCGGTGGACTGCGCCAGCACATGGATGAGGAGGACCTGCGCAGGATGCTCGCCGAGTTCAGCTCCATGACCAACGAC